CCCCGCCCGCCTATATTATTCGATTTTGTGGCCACTCTTTTACACCTTCCTTAATCGCCCTTTTGATTTCGCTTATTTTTTGCGTGTTACCCCGCCACGCTAGTCCTAGAGCCGTTTGTAGAGATTGATATCCCCCAACCCCTCTCTAGTTCTGCGTTTTGGTGACTCAACTTTTTCATAATTTCTATTTCTTTCTCAAACTTGATGCGCCAATAATTATCTTGCTTAGCTTTAACTTCCCAGGCGATAGAATATCCTGTTCCTTCTTGGCATTTAATTGAATTACAAATTCTATGTGCCAACTGGCAATTACTCATAGAATGTTTACCTCCAAGCGATAATGGAATAATGTGGTCAATGCTTCCGCCCCAATCACTGTCAATACCTTTATCCGGATGAACCGGCAGACCACAAATCTGACAAACGCCTTTGTCTCTCGTATATAATGCCGCATAAGAAACATCACCACAGTCGGTCTTTGCAATTTGCTCATTACGTATTTTATGCAATCTTCCTACTGTTTTTTGTGTCTTAACGTAGAACGTTCTTTCCGTTTTTCGAACCTTTTAGCACAACTTGTGCAACAAAAAACAGAGTGTGTATCACCGCACTCTGTCATAAATTCAGAACCGCATTCTTTACAGATTTTCTTTTGTGGAACAAACTGTTCTTTCCACTGTTGCCGCAAGTCAAACAAATGCTGATTGTAGGTACACTCATTAGAACAATAAATTTTTGTTTTATTAGTTGTTGTAAATATCTTGCCACAGTACCTGCATGCACGGGTATATACCTTCTTCGGTTTTTTAGGTTTCTTAGGATGGGCTTCTGCAAAGGCCGCCCATTGACACTCTGGGCTACAATATTTAATTCTGTAACCGTTTAGCTTATAGAATGGTTTTCCACAGTGCTGACAAATATGATATTTCTTTTGTGCTTCATACCGGCATTGTCTCGAACAATATTTTGTATGTTTATCGGAATTAAAAAAACTTTTACCACATTGCACACATTCCAATTCATGTAACATTATTTTTACGTCTCCTCATATCTGCCTGTCTAGTGACTCTAGAATGATGGTGTTTACAAAGACTCATAAGATTTTCCATACTATTGTCACCGCCTTCTCCCAAAGGCTTAATGTGGTGAACTTCTTCGGCAAGAGTGTGCCGTCCCTCGTTAAGACACATCTCGCACCACGGGTGTAATGCAATAAAATAATTTCGCAGTTTTTTCCACGTTCTTCCGTAACGTTTCTTTGAAGCCGCTTCTCGTCTGTATTTGTTATAGTTGCTGTATTCTTGCTTTTGGTGCTTCTCACAGTACCTTCCGGCCACAAGTTCCGGACAGCCGGGATACCGGCACGGTGTCTTAGGCCTTCTTGGCATTATTCTCACCTCCTAATTTTGGGTATAAAAAAACCTCCAAGGCTTTTGACCTTGAAGGTTAGTATTTAATTTTTCTTTGCTCGCAAGTATATCATATCAGATTGTCAATAATGGCGCAAGATGTCCTGAACTGCATTTTACTGCACTTTACTGCACACTTTTTATTTATCGTCACAAAATTTAGCTTGGCTGTCCCTTTGGATATTAACTTAACGCTATTCTGATAGGTTTTTTTCTATATCTCGTTCATATTGATTACGGAGTTCTTTTAGTATAGGTCCTAAAATATTATAAACGATAAAAAGTGTATTCCACTCTTCTTTAATTCTTGCTTTTGTATATAAATCATTGGTTTCATAATCGTCTTCTTCATCAGAAGTTTCTTCAGTCATAAAGTGGTTTTCTATTATTTCTTTTGGGATATCCTTTTTATTTTTTAAGAAAGATATCATGAGTATGAAAATTTCAAAAGATGGAAGTTTATAAATAATATTTTTGCAGTCTTGAATCAGAGCAATAATTTCTTCATTCTCATACTGAAAAACTGTATCATCTTCACGAAATCGGACTGTCACAATATCGCCTTCGCCTCTATGCACTTTATCAAACGACACATAACCGTCCTTATCAGGCCACTCTGGGAACATATAGTCCCACAGATAAACATCACTAGCATTAAAGCTAATACAATTATAAAAAGCTTTCCGCATTTTTTTTACTTCTTCATCTATTTTTCTCTTTATACAAACCTTAGCTGCCTCTTTACCGTCCATGATTTTTACCCCCATGTTTGTATTATATCATTTCTTAACATGGACTAAAAGAAAACCTCCAAGGCTTTTGACCTTGAAGGTTAATATTTAATTTTTCTTTGCTCGCAAGTATATCATATCAGATTGTCAATAATGGCGCAAGATGTCCTGAACTGCATTTTACTGCACTTTAATGCACACTTTTGATATTTTTAAGTGCAAGATTATGAATCTTAAAAATACTTCGGACTGAGTAGCCCATTTCCTCTGCAATGGTATCCCATGATTTAAAACAAAGGTATCTGAGTTCAAGAACCCTTTGCTGATCAAGATTCTTTACAGAACCTATGGCCCGGTTTATTTCCCGCTTAAGGTCTACCAGTTTATCTATGTCGGTATTAATCTCTTTTTCCATGTCCATAAGCTTACAAACAGTGCTTTCCATCTGCTTTAGGTTCGGGCTGGAACTATGAGGCATATCCGACAAGGTACTGGTAGTCTTTGTTGCTAGAGAATGCAAAGAGCCAAGGCGCTCAAGCTTTGTGTTTATTCTGTTGTCTATGTTTTTCGCCTGCATCAGATATTCCTTTGCATTCATCGGTGCATTCCTCCTTAAGTTTTTTCATAAGATTTTCCGAGTTTAACTCTGTAAGCATTCCGTAATATTTAGACTTAAAGAACGTTTCTATCTGCTTCATCTGATTCCAAGCTTTTTCTTGTTCTTTGGACCACCGCAGTTTTCTGAGCACACTGCGATAATCTTTTACTGCTTGCAGCACCACTTCATTGGCCAGTCTTTTATACGGTTCGTTCTCATAGCTCATGCAATCGCTCCTTTCTTCAGGAACCGGTCATGAGCTTTTCTCACGGAGTCCTCAGTGTTACCGCCGATGGAAGCTGCTACCTGATTCCACGACAAGCCGTTGATATACCGCAAGGCAAATATCATCCGGATGAAGCTGTCATCTATGGAATTGATATACCTGTTAAGTTTATTGAGCTCCATGAAGCACCGCTTAAGGTTGCTGTTCATAAGTCCCTTTAAAGAATCAATCTCAGTGGCGCAATCAGGAAGCTTGGTTTTCTTTGCCTCAAGTTCCCTCAGACGTCTTTGCTCCTCTTCAATTTCCCTATTGAGGCAGTACAACTGTCTCAGTTCTTTTTTCGTCATTGTACCTCCTTTAGCAGTCTGTCGATGTACCACTTAGCTTTTTCTAAGTCTTCCCTTCCGTTCTTTTTCTTCCAGCGCCACAGATACTTAATCGCATTGGCGGTACAGACAGCCTGAATGCCCATTAAATCTTTTGTAGCTGCCTCCAGGGCATCAATGCACTCTACTTTTCCTCCTGTATAATGGGACGGGTGATTCACCTTATCTACTAAAAATCTCATGTCATTTTCCTCCTAAGTCAGCTTTCACGGCTTCAATCAGCGAAGCCTGTGTCATGTTTTTATTTTTTAAAGCCTTCAGTACTCTTTCATCAATCGTTCCCTTGGTAACTATGTGGTGGATAACCACGGCATGCTTTTGTCCCTGTCTCCAAAGGCGGGCATTGGTCTGTTGGTAAAGCTCCAGGCTCCAGGTAAGTCCGAACCAGATAAGCGCTGAGCCGCCGGCCTGTAAGTTTAGGCCATGACCGGCAGAAGCCGGATGAATTGCAGCCACAGGTATTTCTCCTCTGTTCCACTCCTCAAAGTCAGTGCTCGTTTCCAGCTTTCTTATAGCAAACCTTTGCTGCATTCTTTCCAAATCATGCTTAAACCAATAAGCCACAAGCACCGGCTTGCCGTTTGCTGCTTCGATTAAGTCCTCCAAAGCATCAAGCTTTTTGTCATGAATATGAACTACTCTTCCACCCTCGGCGTAAACAGCACCGTTAGCCATTTGCAAAAGCTTGTTGGTAAGTCCTGCGGCATTCTTGGCATCAATCTCCCCGGACGGAAGGCTGAGGACCATTTCTTCTTTTAGCTTTTGGTAGACAGCCTTTTCCTTTTCTTCCATGTTTGCCTCCACGATGTTGTTTATTAGCTCGGGCATTTTTAGGTGATCAGCAGCCTTCATGCTTATGCAGATATCGGATATCTTGTTATAAATAGCTTCTTCAGCACCCGGCTTTGGCTTGTAGCTAAAGACAATCATCTGGTTTCTTTTGTCCGGCACAAAGTACTCATTCCTGAAATGGGTGATGTATCTTCCCAGCCTTTTGCCCATATCCAGTATGCCAATCTCTGCCCACAAATCCATCAGGCCATTAGGACTGGGTGTTCCCGTCAGCCCGACGATTCTTCGCACGAACGGCCTGACCTTTTTTAATGCTTTGAACCTTTTGGCCTTGCCATTCTTAAAACTGGAGAGCTCATCTATGACCACCATGTCAAAATCCCATTTGCAGTTTTCCACAAGCCACTCCACGTTTTCCCTATTTACCACATAGATATCGGCTTTAGCATTAAGTGCCGCTAGTCTTTCAGCTTTTGTACCAATAGCCACGGAATAGCGTAAAAGGTTCAGATGCCTCCAATGTCTAATTTCATTTGCCCATACATTGCCTACTCGTAACGGACATATCACCAGAACTTTTCTGCTTTCAAACCTGTCAAACAAAAGCTCATTAATAGCCGTTAAAGTTATTATCGTTTTCCCTAGACCGCATTCTAAGAGAATTGCCGCAGCCGGATGATTCACTATAAACTTTATGCTTTGTTCTTGATAATCATGAAGATTGTTTCGTTGCAATAAACTGTCCATATATATTCCTCTTCTTCTGTGCGGCATGTAATTTAGAATGCTCACTTGAGCTCATAACTTTGATATTTTCCATAGTATTATTTTCATGGTTCCCGTCTATATGATGCACTTCTTCATCACTCGTTAATTTTTTCCCAAGTTTTTTCTCCATTAGCGCCCTATACAACACTCTTCCACAAACCTTTTGGTTTTTAGAACCCGCTTTCTCAAAGTTAATGAAATCTTGATAACACCCTCTGTCGCAAAAGTTATGCGGTCCAAATCTGAATACAGCACTAGCCTTGCGTGTTATATCCGCACCGCACCAATCACAACTAACTGTTAGCTGATTTTTCTTAAACTCGTAGGCACACTTTTTGCTGCAGAAAAAATGGGCATTCCTTTTTTTGTGATGACCTTGATAATCAAATTCAACACCGCAATAATCACATATTCTAATTCTCCGAAGTGCATATCGCTCTTTGTTTGCCTTTCCTAGACAGGCTCTGCTGCAATAGTGTTTTATTCCTCGTAGTTTA